GCTACCGGCGCCAACGTCGGGGGCAAGCGTGAAACCAGTAGCGAACTCGGCAGGCCGGAAGGGGGTGATCGTGCATCTAAAAAGAAAGGGTCCTAAATCAACCCGGGCAGGCTGTCTGCTCTGCAAGCCCCACAAGCGCCAAGGGTCGAAGCGTCTCGACCGTCAGCGCCATAGTGTCAACAGGCAGCTTGCTTCCATGGTTCAACAGGAGCGGGAGCGCGGAGTATGATCGAGAAAGATTTCGGCTACATCGAAGGATGGAGGGATGGTTGGCCTTCCGGGAAGTGGTGGCCAATTATCGAGGGATGGGGCGGTCTCACATGGACTGAGCGAGGAGGTTGACATGAGCCTGTTCGAGATGGTAGAACGTGCTGTCATTCGTGACGTCGGGGGCGAAGTCATCGGCCCCATCAAGTCTCTCACCTTCGACGACGGAAAATTGACGATCTTCGTTGACGCCTATGGCGAAGCCGAAGATGATCCCGACGGCGGCGAGGAGCTGGATGAACCCGAAGACGTTGACGAGCCTCTCCAGTTTCCGCGCGAGGTAGCCAGCGGCGGGGGCGGCAGTGAAGGCTAAACGCAAGAAGCCGGTCAAGCGCAAGCCCAAGAAGACGGTCAAGCGTAAGGTCCGCAAGGGGAAGAAATATGGGTGAGGTAGTCAATCTCGGCACCCCACAGAACGATACCGTGCGCTGCTTTCAGAACGGGTTGGATAGGGCCATCGCTGGCAATGTCAAAATCGTTCTGGTGCTCACCATGGATCATGATCTTACCGTGTCCTACAGTCGGGCCGGGACGCTGAGCAATGCCGGCGAGATTATCTCGCTCATCGGATCGCTGGAGCACCACAAAGCCGCACTCATGGAACACTTGATGGCCTTCGACGAAGCTGCCACAGCTCAAGCGGAGACCGAGGAAGACGATGAACCTCCCGATCCTTCGTGAAAACACCCAAGTTCGAATCAGTCGCCGAAAGCGCGCTGCGTTTCTCCGTGCCCTCGCCATAAATGGTAAAGTTGCAGAAGCCTCTCGAACTGCGGGATATGCCGATTCTACTTATCTCCAGAAGCTCCGCCGCACGGATGAGGAGTTCGCTCAACAGTGGGACTTGGCTTTGGAATCCGCTGCGGATGATCTCGAAGACGAGGTCATGCGCCGCGCGAAAGAGGGGGTACTGGAGCCGCATTATCACAAGGGGATCGTGGTTGGCTTCACTAAGAAGTACAGTGATCAGCTCGCGATGTTCATGTTGAAGGCGCTGCGGCCGGATAAATATCGGGAGACGGTCAATGTGGATGCCACCCTCAAGGGTAAGCTCGGCATCGCCATCATTCCGATGACCGTGAAGGACGCCGAGGCATGGGTTGCGGAGTCAGTCCGAGTCCACAATGAACAGGTGGCTCCGATTGACATCACCGCGGATTCAGTTGAACTCGGTCCACCGACTGAGATCGTGAGGAAGTGATGGTACTCAAGGTGATTCCCAACTGGCACGAGACTTTCCTCCGGCATGTTCGGAATGGGAAGACGATGCGAGAAGCGTCATTTCTATCGAAGGTCGGCATGGAGCGCGTCATCCAAGAGAAAAATATTCACCCGGATTTCGCCGATAAACTGGCTGCGGCCAAGGAAGCGGCGCCCCGCGCGCTGCAATGGTGAGCTAGACAACACGCTCTCAACGAGGTAGGGTAGGAGATGGCACACGTCAAGAAAGGACATCTGGTGCAGCCGCCGCAGTGGTGGAAGCATCTCCGAGATTGGAAACGGGTGTACTGGAAACGACATCGGAAAGCCGAACAACGACTTGCCCGAAAGGAGATCGACCATGCGTAAGCTGCTCGCCGGAATCGCTCCCTTCCTTTTCGCCGTTGTGTTCTTTGGCGGCACCCTCGGGGTCAACAGCCACGCCCGAGCCGAATACGACTTTGCCGTCCCAGCCTCACACGAAGTGGGGACAGTGACCGGGATGATCGCTTGGTGTTCAACGATGGAGTTCATGGACGTGCTCGTAGAGCAGACGCTCCATGCCATGAATGACGAGCGATACCGCGAAATCATGACGCAGGAAGACGCCATCGAGTGTTACGATCTGCGCTATTACAACGGTTCGCCTATCGAAGTGGCCTATGTCAAACACATGAAGACCTTCACGAATGCCTTCGGTCGGCTAGTGGAAATCTGGAAGGTGGTTGACGGGGTGGGAACTTTCGGGTATACATGGACTTCGCACGACGGACAAGGTGCGTAAATAAGAATTTCGGCGCAGCAAGCGCCGCCAAGGCCAAGTGTCGGCCCGGACCGTGATGGTCCGTCGGAGGCGATCTCCGGACCAGAGAAAGGACGAAGACGATGGAGTTCGACTTCGAAAAGAACGCGACCGTGGAAAGCATTGACACGGTCCCGGAACAGTACCGCGGTCTCTACATTGAGATCACGGAGGGCGACAACACCGGCAAGTTCGGTGTCGCCGATCACGCCAAGGGCATCGTGAAGTCCTACATTGGCGTCAATCAATCCCTCAACAAGGCACGCGGCGACAAGAAGTCGGCAAGTGACGAGTCTGCCACGCGGCGCCTAGCGTTGAACGCATTCGACGAGTTGGTTTCCGATCTGGGCCTAGAGCCCGGCGAAGAAGGTGAACTGGCCGAAGTGCTCAAGGCGCATATCGCGGAGCTGACCGACAAGGTCAAGGGCGGCAAGCAGATCAAGATCGACCTCGACAAGGTCAAGAAGGAATACGAGGCCAAGCAGTCCGAGGCGATTGGTGTCAAGGATGCCGAGATCACGGAACTGCGCGGCGATCTCCATGCCACGAAGGTTAGCGACGTGGCGACTGCGGCGATCACCGAGGCCAAGGGTTCAGTCGAGCTGCTCAAGCCAATCGTCGAGCGCGCATGTAAGGTCGTCAAGGAAGAAGGTCGGTATGTCGTGCGCGTCGTAGACGCGCAAGGCGATTTCCGGTCCGACGGTTCCGGCGGCTGGATGGGCGTGAAGGAACTCGTTGCCGAGTTGAAGGCGAGCGATAGTTACGCTCGGGCATTTGACAGCGAAGCGCCCGGTGGCACTGGCTCCAAGCCCGGCAGCATGAAGCAGACTCCGGGTCGGCAGACTCCCGAGATGACCTCGACGCAGAAGATCGCGCAGGGTCTCAAGAAGGGTCAGCACAAGCAGGGATAAGGGCACGCGCAAGTGAGGGACTTGACAAACCCGACTTTTACGCGCACAGTGTGCTCAGGTTTCTTTCTGGTACGGTTCCCTCGCCCGACGTGATGTCCGGTTTGGTGATCGTGAGGAAATGGCTCTCCGAGGGTGATCCGACGAGGCCGCTCAGGCAACGTGATGTTGCGCCTCTGACCGGTACTGAACAATTGGATCAACGCAACCCGAAGGTAAGGAGGGCTCACCATGGCCTCAGTAACGCTCCCGGAATCCGCTAAGCTGGCTCAGGACGAGCTGGTTGCAGGCGTGATCGAGAACATCATCACCGTCAACCGCATGTTCGAAGTCGTTCCGTTCGACGGCATCGAGGGTAACGCGCTCGCCTACAACCGCGAGAACGTCCTCGGTCCAGTCGCGCTGACCGGCGTCGGCGACACCGACGGTGCCATCGGCCCGGGCGTCTCCGGTCCCAACTCGGCCGAGCGACTGCTCGCCAAGGACCCGGCGACCTTCACCCAGGTCACCAGCTCCCTCACAACCATCATGGGCGACGCCGAGGTCAATGGCCTCATTCAGGCGACCCGCTCGGGTGACGGCAACGACCAGACTGCCGTTCAGATCGCCTCGAAGGCGAAGTCAGCCGGCCGCAAGTGGCAGGACGTGATGATTACCGGCGACGGTACCGCGTTCCAGTTTCCCGGCCTTCTGGCGCTGTGCGCCGCTTCCCAGACCGCCGCAACCGGCGTGAACGGTGGCGCGCTCAGCTTCGCGTTCATGGACGAAATGATGGACCTCGTCGTCGACAAGGACGGACAGGTTGACTACATGGCGTTCCCGGCGCGGACCATCCGGTCCTACCTGGCTCTGCTGCGTGCCCTCGGTGGCGCCAGCATTGGCGACGTGGTCGAGCTGCCCAGCGGCGCGACGGTTCCCGCTTACCGCGGCGTTCCCATCTTCCGGAACGACTATCTGCCGACGGATCAGGCGAAGGGTTCTGGCTCTCTCCAGACCACTATCTTCGCCGGCACGTTCGACGATGGTTCGCGGCAGCACGGTATCGCAGGTCTGACTGCTTCCGAGCAGGCAGGCATCAACGTCGTTGACGTTGGCGAGTCCGAGACCAAGGACGAGCGCATCTGGCGTGTCAAGTGGTACGCCGG